GGAACTAATCCATGTAGCGAAATTATCTTACGGCCTTACCAGTTCTGCAATCTATCAGAAGTTGTTGTCAGGGCAACCGATACGTTGTCAGACCTTAAACGAAAAGTACGTGTTGCGACTATCCTTGGAACTTTACAGGCTACCTTAACTGACTTCCGTTACCTACGTAAGGTGTGGAAGAACAACACTGAGGAAGAAGCATTGCTTGGTGTGTCGTTAACGGGAATCATGGATCATCCGACGTTGTCGGGAAGGAGGGATAAAGGTGTCCTCAAAACATGGCTTACTGAGTTACGTGAAGAGGCTATCGGAACGAATAAATCATGGGCTAACCGACTGGCTATTAATACTTCTACTGCTATTACCGCCGTTAAGCCTAGCGGTACTGTGTCTCAACTGGTTGATTCTGCTAGTGGTATACACCCACGATACGCACAACAGTACATCAGACGAGTACGAGCAGACGCAAGAGACCCATTGTGTACAGTCCTTGAGGCCGCAGGAATCCCTGTAGAGGACGATGTAATGTCACCCAGTACCAAGGTATTCTCCTTCCCTATAAAGTCTCCTGACGGGGCTGTGACGGCCTCTGAGATGGGTGCTATGGAGCAGTTAGAACTGTGGGAGATTTATCAGGACTTTTGGTGTGAACACAAACCGTCAATGACCTGTTACTACAGGGACGATGAGTTTCTTGAGGTAGGTCAATGGTTGTACAACAAGTTCGATAAGATCAGTGGTGTATCGTTCTTGCCATACAGTGAACACACATACCAACAAGCACCTTATGAGCCTGTTGATCTTGAGACTTATGAGAAACTGAAGGCAGAGTTTCCAGAGACTATTGATTGGAACATCTCTGAAAACTCTGATATGACTGAAGGATCACAGACGTTAGCCTGCACTGGTAACAACTGCGAGATTTAGTCGAACACACCTTTAAGGGTCTTACCCACTACTGGAAGAGCGTATATTGTTTCATCTGGTAGTGGGTCTCCTTTAGTTGCTGCTTCACCCATATCTTTTAAGACAGCGGCAGGCAAAGTAGCACTAACAGGCGGGAATATATTAGTCAGCATAGCGTTTGCAGGGTCTTGCATAAACTTGGTGTAGCCATAATCGTTAGCACCCATAGCACCCAAGGTAAGTACTGAACCTATCTGATACAAAGCACCAACAGCAGCTTCTTCAGGGTTTGGTGCTTCTCCTTTCAACACTTGACGACCTTCGTTGACAACACCGAAACCACCACCAGAAATAACTAGGTACTTCATTGCGTTATTAAGTGCTTCTTTTTTGTTACCTTGTTGCCACTCTCTAAAGATACGACGTTCCATTAGATCAAGCTGTTTGACAGCAAAACCTTTTAACATGTAAAAGATTCGTGCGTTAGGAGTTTTAAGTCCTGCTGAAGTCTGGGCTGCTGGGTTGATAGGCTGTAGCCTGAACAGATCAAACATCACAAGATCACGAACAAGTTCACTGTTAGTATCACCAGCAGCTATATCTCTTTTAAGTTGATCTAGTTCCGCCTTACTAAAAGTGTTAGCCCACTTACTATCAAACGACCCTCTAGCCATGTCTTGCTTGGCCTTGTTAAAAGAAGCACCCATGATCTTTGTCTTACCGAACTTATCAAGACCAGAAAAACCAGAAGCTTTCATAGACCATTCAAGTAAATCTTCACTGCCCTTAGCTAGTTTTTCTAGGAACTTAACTCCTGTTATAGAGCTATCACCTTTAGTAGACCGTCTAATAAACTCACCAAAGACCTGCCTAGCCAGACCAACATCATCAGCAGAAAGACGTATATTGTTTTTACCAAAGACAGACTTAAGTACGTTACCTACACCTAACTCAAAAGCAGCGTTGAATAAATCGTGTACGTTCATCAACGCACCGTAAGGGTTAGCAATAGTACCTACATATCCCAAGCTTCTAACAACTTCTAGCTCTTGAGACATACCCCTGTTAGCGTTAACGCCTAGGTCATCTAGTATTTCAATAGCGTTTTTAATTTGTAGATCAGAAAGACCTTCGCGTTCCATTGCTTCACGTATGATCTTCTCATCAAACAACTTAAAGGAATCGCTTTCAAGTTTAGCTGTTGCTTCTAAGGCAGTCATCTCACCTTTCTTGACTTTTTTCCTAAGACGCTTTGGCAGCTTATCAACATCTAACGCTACAGTAGGCATACCAGATGTACGGAAACCTAACTGCTTACCTAGCTCCATACGTGTAAGAGTTTCTCTTTGCCAACGCCAATGAGAATCAAAGATGTTAGCGTACTCTAGCTCATCTCCGTCTAGCTTTGCTCGCTCCTCTTCCATAGACTTACGACTACGTTTCTTACTAGCTACGTCCTCTGCTTTACCAGCAGCTCTTGCCCTGTTGATACGCAAACTAACATCGTCATCTACATACTTTAACGCAGAGTGCAGCCACACATCTGACAAAACACCAGCAGTCACTTCTTTACGATAACGACCGTTAAACTCTACGTTATCATCAAAGAACTTTTGCAGTCTTTCACCAGCACCTTTACCTATTTTAGCATCAGCGTATTTCTTAGCGGCTTGTAAAGATTTTGCTGCTGCTTTGGCCCCAATGTTTGTTGCATTAACAGCATCCAACATCAAGTCATTAAACTTAACGTCATCCGCTAAGTTTCTTAGACCTTCCATACCCTTCCACATTTCGTCTAGCTCAGACTGACCACGAACTACACGGTTCATTCCACGAATAATACGAGAAGAGAATGCTGGACCTACTACTGTTTCTGCTAAGGTAGCCAGTGGTGATGCAAAACGCCGAAACTTAACAATGCTGCTTTGTGCTTCCGGTATTGTTCTTCCTTTATCTATAGATAGACGACCTGCTGCTAGGTCTAGCAAGTCTTCTCTAAAGGCGTTAAGCTGTGTAACATCATCAAAACCCCTGTTAGAATCTTTAATTAATTGCTTAACTCTTTTGTTCTTACCTACAACCTTAGCTGCCTGCTTACCACTAACACCCATCTCTTCTGCATAACGCATCAAACGAAGCATTGTGTTACCTAGTGCATTAGGATCAGTACCTTGTCGCCCTACTGCGTCAGCAAGAAACTCAGTCTCTCTAATAATTAACTGGTCAACAAGATCATCGTCCGTTAACTCTGCGGTTGGTCTGGTTATTTTTTGTCCAGACACGGCAGTCTGTAACGCATCAACTTGTTGTGTGTGTAAGGTATCTGGATTTGTAGATGTTTTTACAAGATTAGGATTAAAAACAGAATCAATTATTTTACCTACACTACCACCTACTAATGCGCTAGTGCTGCCTAAAATTAACCGTTCTTCTGCAGATTCTCCTGAAGCAAAACCGTATGTACCTGCCTCTATCGCACCTTGTTTAGGTAGGCTGACAATGCCTGCTCTGGTTAAAAGGGCTGTGCTTAAAAATGCTGAAGGAATAATACCAACCGTTTCTGCAGCTACAGCAGCGCCGGGATTAAGATAAGAAAACTCTTCCCTTTCCCTGTTAATCCTGTCTTTCTCAACAGAGTAAGAAGTGTCGTTTACCTTAGATGCGTATAAAGCCTCTAGTTCGTCTGCGGTTTGTAAAGATAAACCACCAGCTATTTCACGAAGAACCCCTATACCCTCTTCAGATTTAGAGTTTCTGTAGGCGTTTACTTTTTCTTTCAAGCTGTCAGACAAACCAGCCATTGCATCTTCTTGTTCAACAACGTCTGGTTTAGAAACTTCAGATAGTCTTTGATTCAATTCTGCAAAAGCATTAATCTTTGCCTTAAGAGATTCAGAAATGTCTACGTCTTTTAAAACACCACCTATATCTGAACGCTTTACATCACCTATACGTGGTCCTCTAGCTGCTTCAAATTCTTCACGGGTCATCCCGTAAGTACCCATAGGACTAATTTCTTTACGAACAGGGGCTAAAGTAGTATCGGGTTTGGCGACACTAGGTCTTTCAGGAATTGAAACAGACGGTAAAGATGGCTTTGACTGAGCCATTAAGTCAGTAAGGGTAACGTCAGGTTTATCAACGCTTACATCAGGAAGCTCTCTAGACTCTAAAGCATATCTAGCACGATCAACAACTTGCTTAAACATGCTGGGAGTTTTATCAAAGTCCGTATCAAACTCATCACCGGGCTTGACAAAAAACTCTATCTTAGTAGCATCTTGCGGGGTAATGCCTAGTATCTTACCAACAGAAGCTTCGTCTGTTTTCAGTACAGCCGCTACCTCTTTTAAAGTAGCACCAGCATCTACTGCTTGACGCGCTAGTCTAGGTATAGCTTTTTTAGGGTTCTTAAAATCTTCCCTATCATCTACATTAGAACTTTTAGGTTGTTTACTAACGGTTGCTTTAGCCATGGAAACCTCAGTATAAAGCTATGCCACCACCACCGGCGACAAGATTAGGATCAATAGGACCAGCACCTGTTAAAATACGTGCTTGAGACTCTGCTTGTTCTAATGTAAGTCCTTGCTCATCCATTAAGTCTTTAACGATACTGTCAAATAGTTGTTGTTGCAGCCTTTCGTTTTCGTCAATAGCTTCTGATTGTTCCTGACCTTTTATTTTACGACGCATACCAGACATAGCAAAGTCAATTAATTCTGTCTTGCCTTTGATACCCTGTTTAATGCCTAATGCCATTTGTTCTTGAAAAACTTCTACCTCATCTTCTGTACCGCTGCCTGTTAAAAAATCATGAATGTCGCGGTTGCCCATCCAGTCTTGCCAGAAATGAGTATTAGAACCTGCGTTTATAAGATCTTCTGTAATTATCCTTGCTTGTCTGTCATACTCTTCGTCAGAATACATAGCGTCTGTTTTTTGTTTCTGATCAGCATCAACAGCTTTAACAACAGCAGACACAGCAGCCTTTCTTTCAAAAGTAGATTTAGGTTCCGTTGAGTTAAGTGTGTCGATGTGTTGCTGAAGCGACGGGACTTTTTCCAATAAATCAGGATTGTTATTAACATAGTCTGCATAATATCCTGTTAATTCCATCGCACTTTTAGAAGCCGCTGCACTTTCTTGTTGCTCTCTTTTTAGATTAGCCTCTTTTAAAATATCGTCACGCAACCTTGGAGGAATAACTATTTCTTCTTCTCCTACTTTTAAAGTAGTAGGCACTTCTGTTTGTTGATTTGCTAACATACCGTTAGAAACAAAATCAATTATTTTTTTATCGTCTCTTACTTGTATTTTAGCTGCTCTTTCGGCTTGATTAAAAGTATACTGGTCTCTACTAGCTGTTAATCTAGCAGCTTCGTCGTACTTACCAGCTTTGTTTAACTTATCAATAGCAAAGTTAAATCTTTGCGTAGGGTCCATAGCAGCAAGTTGTTGTTGCTCTGCTTGTTGCTGCTGTTGTTGCATACGAAGAGCAGGAGCCTGACCAATACCACGCGCAGCAGTAAACAAACCCTCTTGATAAGAAGGCTGTAACAGACCCTGTAAGAATGTTTGTGAAAACTTAGCCATGATTAATCCCTTCCAAATATGTTACCGAACAATCCGCCAAGACCGCTACCAACACCTTCTATAATTTCACCTATATTACCAAAACCGCCCGGATCAATAACAGTACCGGACTTAGTAACCTGCGGTGTAAACAAACCAGCAAGAATGTTAGATCCTATGCCGCCTAGTAAGTTAGCACGTGCTTGCTCTGCCAACAATCTAGACTCAATACCAGACAACGCAGTCTCACCAAAGAGTCCTGTACCGTACAACTGAGCTTGTTGCTGTAGCTCTGCCATGCGCTGTGCTGGTTGCGCTGCTGCTAACAGCTGTGCCTGCGGTAGATAGCTTGCACCAAGGAACTGCTGTCCTAGTCCTGCTTGTTGTGCCTGCTCTGCCTGAGCCTGCTGCATAGCGCCTAGCATGGCTCTGTTACGGGCTTCTTCTTGCGCTGTAGCCATAGCCAGCATTTCAGGAGTAGCACCACCGTAGGCAGCAGAGCTAACACCAAGTCTACCTTGCCCTGCTAAACGCTCTTCAAGTGCTAGACGTTGACGTTCCTCTTCAGGACGTTGTGCTGCTCGCATACGCTCAAAGATAGCCTGCTCACGTGTTGCTGTAGGCATCTGTGCTTGACCGAAGAAGTCACCTGCACCGCCAAACAACTGTTGTTGCATAGCTTGCTCTTGAGGTGATAACGTCATACCTACTTCAAGACCGCCTGTAGTTGGTTGTTGCTGAGTAAGTCGTTCTTGATTCATTATTGAGCGTTTTAATTGTTGCATTGCGTCTTGTTCTGCGGCAAATCTTGCTCCGCCTTGAGGTATCATTGGACTTGCGTCATAAGACCTTATAGCGTTTTGAAGAAGGCTGTCATATTGCGATTTTAAGGCAGGATCTGTTTGCATCATTTGCGGCAAATCTTGAAGTAACTGATCGCCTCTTGACATAACGCCTGAACCCACGCCACCTAAAGGAGGTAACGCCATTGATGGAGGTGCTGTTGGGCTAGGAGCAAAACCACCGGGACTTGTTACTGGCATTGTTGGTTGACCACCCATACGTGTAGTAAACATAGCACCTGTAGGAGTAGTCACCGTAAACGGTTTAAACTGTGACCCAGCAAGACCACGCTCTGCAAGCCCCATTGCTGCCGCTTCAGCCTCACGACCAACATCACTTAGCCTGTCATAAGCCTCACCTGTTAACAATGTACCTGCAATGGCAGGAATTGCTGGTGATAAAGCAGAACCTATGTCCTGTATATTCCCAAAAATATCACTAAAAAATCCATTACTCATAGCAGTTTACCTATCAAAGCCATTACGTTAATCTCCTGAAGTGACAGTGGTGAGCCATCTATCTCTGACTCTAGACCTACCTGCACACTTGTTCCATATCCGGTGGTGTTGAGGCTACGCTGGTTTGTTAGCTGACCACCTGTAAATTCTACTGTTGTATACTCACTTTCACCGTAGAACCCAGTTATCTGCGTACCTACCGTAAACTCTGTTGTTGCGTATGTTGTATCAAAATCATAAGCCCACTTCATAAATACAACTGAGTTGTTTGCACCAACCAGTGTAGGCTTTAGCTTCTTTAATATTTTAATTCTAGCACTATCACCAAATGTCAAGCTTGGACTGTAGTATTTAAATCTGTAACCACTGCCGTTATCGCTGTAACCTGTATACGTACTGATACCGTTAGTTGTACCTACGTGTAGCGTACCGTCTTCTAATCGTGTGTACGATGTAAACTTAGTTGACGGCCAACGAGTCACACGGTATGATCCATTCTCTAACGTACCTCGTACATCGAAACAATACGTTACATCCTGACCTGTAAAGGTTAACAGGTAGAATCCTTCTTCTGGGCTGTATACCGATCTAAAGAACTGTGTCTCGTTCTGCAGTGCAGCAATAATATCTTTTGTAATGTTGCCGGACAAGCTGCTGATAGGCATTGACTTTTCTTGTATTGTTCTACCAAAGCTCTTAAGTCCCGTGTGTGACAAGAACAACACGTCTGTACCAGTGTACTGCACAGTGTCCCTGTTGACGCAACCAATGCCTGCTACGGTATCTGACAAAGTCATAGAAGCAGGAGAAGTAGCACCGTCGTACACAATGATGCTGTGCTTACCAAAGATAATTAACAGACCGTTGTGTGCTGCTAAAGCTACAATCTCGTCGTAACCGTCAGGCCATACCTTGGACACGTCAATGTTTCCGCTAGAGCCTCCTGACCATGCTGCTCCGTCTAACAAATCAGACCAATAGATAGTGGACTTGTTAGTACTAAAGTCCGCAGTCCACAAACGGCCATACGCCGCTAACACCTCATGACCGTACATAGTACTAGCAACGCCAGTAGCATGAGGATGACTTGACAGTGCTTCTACAGACCCTACGTGATTAGAGTAAACCAAAGGCTCATAACCACGTTGAAAGAAAAACAAATGGTCATTAAAGTTAACAATCTTCCAGTCGTTAGCGCTAATTGAGTAACCACCGGGAGTCTCGTCTACTAGTGTAGTTGTGCCGCTGATAATCTTGTTGTTACCAACAGAGAATATCTTGGTGTTTCCTGCGTCGTCCCTATATTCTTTGATGCTGTACAAAGAATCAGTACCAAGTACAGTCTTGTTTGTTGTTACAACAGTGTGGCCCTTACGTGCAGCAATACGACCACGTTTGTCAATCACGGCGTTGTCTGCAATCTCTGCAAACGACGGATCTTGAGCCAACGGCGAGTCTTCGGTGTTAACACCTTTGAATGCCGGAGCTACAAGATTAATACTCTTAAGTTCTTGAGCCATATCAGATAGTCCTAAATACCATCTCTTCAGGGTGCTTTGCTGCGTCAATAGCAATAGCGTCAGACAAGTACTGGTTAGCAATAGTAAAGTACTCAGCAGTAGACGTACCGCCTGTCTCACCACGTTCACGTGCCAACAACGCTACAGCAAGGTGTATTACTGGCATAGCAGGAATAAGCAACTCATCAGTGTTAGCACTCAAATCTGCTTGTCGCTTAACAGTGTCTACACGAATACTGTACACACTGTCTGGTGTTGGGCCTACAAGGATCTGTGTGTCGCCATTAGAGTCCAACCCGTTGTACGTGTAGTACCGTGGTGTGCCTTCTGCTGCACTGCTAATGTACAATTGCTCGTTAAACCAGTCTTTAGTTTGATACTCCATAAAACAGTTTTCAGTATCGTTGAGCATTGACATAACTTTAATATTGTCACCACCACCTGTCAGCGAGTATGTATTGTCTGACGCAGTAGTAGATATTGTTATAGTCTCACGCAACGCAGACCAATCAGCTGCCTGACCTACCAGTGTCTTAGCATCATTAATAAAGTCACCTACCATTTTAACGTAGGTTGTACTGGTAACAGACGATGTTTCCTCTTCACGAAGTCTGCGTAGTACACTGTTCATAAGGTTAAGATATGTCATACCAGCATTCCTGTTTGTCTGCCAATAAATTTATTAAGTTCGCTCAAAGCGTCTGTTTGTTTTTGTGGAGCAAGTGCTATAGGTGTTAAAGGTTGGAATGGGCTAAGACCTTTAAGGAACGGATCAAACTCTACAGGCTGTCGTGGCATTGCTGCTGCAATCTCTTGCGCTGTTGGTTGTGCCGATGCAAGACCTAACAAACCTACGCCTAATGCTTGACCAAGGCCTGTAATACCTTCACCAAGACCTGTTACTTGTTCTTCTAAACCAGATACTTGTTGTTGTACTACATCAAACTGCTCACCAAACTGAGACTGTAGACCACCTTCAACTTCTGCAAGTTGTTGTAGCACACCAGATTCTACGCCTGTGATTTGTGACAACAAATTAGCTTCAGTATCTGATAAACTTGTAGCAAATCCTTGCTCTGCTTCTTCAAGACGTTCTGTTAGTGACTGCTCAGTTTGCTGTGTTGTTTCTTCAATAAGCTCTCGTAATGCTGCATCTTGAGTTAACATGCCTTCACTAAGAGCGTTTAAGTTAACACCAACACGTAGACTTAATTCATCAATACTGAGACCTAGCTCTTCATAACGCTGTCTACTTGCTTCATCTAGTTCCTCAATGCGACCACCAGCACGTATAACATCCTCAGCAACACGCGCTACATCTGAAGTAAGCGTGCCTAGTTGACCGCCAAGAGCAGCACGTTCTTCAGCAGCAATGTCAAGTTGTTCGCCTGTCTGTTGCTCATAGGCGTCAATTCGATCAGTTAGACGTTCATTAATGCCTTCTATTTGAGCAGCAGTTTCACCTCTAACGCCTGTAATCTGCTCTGTAAGTTGATCACTAAGCCCTTGATTACGTGCAATAGCAGCAGCTTCAGAAGCAGACAACGTTGCTAAAAACTCTGATCTAAGTCCTGTAAGTTCTTCTAACTGTTGTGCAGTATTAGCATCAATACGTTCTTCAAGACCTGTTATCTGTTGTCCTAAACGAGATTCTACATCAGTTATATCTACACCTAATGTGTTTAACTGCTGTTGTAAACCTCCAGTTTGAGCAGATATTTCTCTAAGAAGTTCTGCATCACCGCCTGTTATTTCAGCTAACAATCGCGCTTCGGCTTCAGTAAGTTGCCTAGCTTGTCCTTGTGCTTGGGCTTCTAATGCGTCTTGCAGACTTGCTTCTACGTCACGTACTTCACCACGAACACCTGCAATAGATGTTTCTAGTTGTGTTTGTACTTGACCTAAATCAGTACCTAACTCGTTAAGTCTTGTATTTAGACCACCTTCAACTGTAGATAGTTGTTGCAAAACACCTGCTTCAACACCTGTTATTTCTGATAACAACCGTGCTTCTGCTTCTGTTAACTCTCTTGTTTGTCCCTGCTGTGCTGCTTCAATAGCGTCTCTAAGACTGCTTTCTACTCCTGCAATTTCTTCTCGTACAACACCAAACTCTTCCTCAGCGTATTCTTGTAAAGCATCGGTAGCTTCTTCTGCACTTAAAAGACCTTGCTCAAGACGATCAAAATCAACACCAAATTCTTCAGCTAAACTATCTACTGTTATATCAAGTTCATCAAAACGTTCTTGTGAAGCAGCATCTAAGTTTTCAACTAAACCGCCTACTTCAATTAAATCTTGAGCTAACTCGTATCGTTCTTGTTGAGCCTCTGTTAAACCAGCCTGTAATTCTTCACGAACAACGCCCAACTCTTGCTCAGTATATTCACGTAATGCGTCAGTAGCTTGTGCTTGTGATATTTGACCATCACGTAGTTCTTGAATATCAACATTAGTACCAGCAAAAAGTTCTTCTACAGTTTGATTTGTAGCTTCAAATCTGTCGCGCATTTCTTCGCTAAGGTTTTCAATGTTACCATTAGCTGCAATCCAAGCTTCCATTAACTCTTGGCGTTCTTGTTGAGCCTCTGTTAAACCAGCTGCAAGCTCTTCTCGTACAGCGCCAAACTCTTGTTGAGTATACTCACGTAGCGCATTAGTAGCTTCTTCTTGACTAAGCTGTCCTGAACGTAACTCATCAATGTCAACACCAGTACCTTCAAACATCTCTTGCATTGTTTGATTTGATTGTGCAAGTAAGTCACGCATCTCTTGACTAAGCTCTGTAGTCTGACCACGTGCTTCAACAATAGCTTCCATAAGACGCTGACGATCTTGTTCTGCTTGAGTAAACCCTGCTTCTTGACTGGCTCTTATGTCTTCACGTTCTGTCGCAGCTTGTTGCAGTCCTTCTTCTAGACCACTAACGTTCTCTGCAAGATCGCTTACAACTTCATTAACACCACCAAGGTCTTCAATAATCTGTTGTTGATTAGAATCTAACTCTTCTATTTGACCACCTTGACGAACAAACTCTTGCAGTGTTTCTTGTTGTTGTTCTGTTAAAGTACCTATTGCAGTTTGTATACCTGCTGTTTCTAAGTCTTGGTCTTCAAGAGATTCTAGTACAGGCTGTATGTATTCATCTAACAATTCACGTACAACGCTGTCTTCAAAACCTGTAGCTTCTTGTGTTGTATCAGCAAGTATGTCTTCTTCTGGCAATTCTTCATAACGACTTAACTCTTGCTCTAAAGACTCTCTAACTTCTGGATCTTCTTCTCTTTCGATTGCCTCGCGTAACTGATCTATAAAGCTAACATCAGACGGTTCAAAGTTTAAGTTTCCAGTAGCACTAGCTCCTATACCGCTTCTTGTTGAATTAAAAACAGAATCTACGGCGTTTACCGTTGCCTGAGTAGCATCATATAACCAGTCAGGAACTTCAGGCATAACGGAAGCTATTTGTGAAACTATAGTTTGTCCTTCTTGTATTATTGCTCCTGTCTCAGAAGATAATGCAAACCAAACGCTAGAATCTACTCCGGTTGACTCAATAATATTTCCGGCAGCGTCTCTAACAACTTGACCAAGAACATCTCCGTTAGCACTTACAAGTTGATCTGTTGTAGTGCTATTAACAGCATCTCCAATTTGACCAAATACTTCACTTTCTCTTAAAGAATTCATTGCTGTGTTGCTTAAGAAAGAAGTTGCAGCAGCCCGTAAAGCACCTTCAGGATCTATTTGTCCTGTTGTTAACAACTGTGTTGCTGCATTTACAATGGAAGAGGCAGCAGCATTTGCAGATAGTGCAGCAGCAGAACCAGCAACGGCATTGGGAGCTATTGCACTAGCAATTGCAGGAGTTGCTACTACACTAAGAGCAATTGCAAAACCTAATTTAGCAATGTCTCCTATGTTAACACTATCATCTATCTTATTAGTTTTAACGTAGGCAGATCCGTTCCATTTAAAACTATCTCCATCGCTATTATACATTGTACCTTCTACGCCATACTTAGCTAGAAGAGCTTGGTTGGCTTCAGAGTTAACCCAACGGTCATACGCAGATGATTGCTCCTGCATTTGCTGACCATACAACTCTGTGTAGTCAGACTGAGCATCATCACCGTATTGAGTAAGATCTTCGCCCTCAAGAATCATCAACTCATCTTCAGTTAGTCCTCCGGTGTATTCATCCCAGTTACCAACATCGTAATCACCAGCTTGAATTAACCCCTCTCGCTCAGTCATGTAAGCAAGATAGTTATCAAAGTCACCGAAGGCTTGCTGAAGCATTCTAGAGCCTTCGTCATTGAAGTACTCACGTAGCTCAGATTCTGTTACTTGTGTTGCGTCACCTCTTTTGTATAAAAAATCAGGATTTGCATCACCTAACTCAACACCTTTAAAAAATGTAAAGGTAGTTACGCCTTCTGGTTCTGGTGCAGGTTCAGCATCTTTTGTATCTGGTAAAGGCTTAGGTGGAGCAAGCTCTATTTCAGGCTCTGGAGCAGGTGCAGGCGCTGGTGGTTCAGCGTTAGGGTCAAACGGTCCAGTTTCACCGGGCTGAGTCTTTGTAGGATCACTGCTAGGCGTACCTACAGGTGCAGTTTGTTGTGGAGCAGGAGCAGGTGTTGGTACTGGAGCATTAGGATCGAATGGCCCAGACTTTCCCGGCATCTGCTTGGGTGGTGAACTAGGCGTACCTACAGGACCAGTCGGAGCGGGTGCTGGTTGTTTAGTAGGAGCAGGCTTAGTAAGCATACCTTCCCTGCCTTTTACAGGCACATAGCCAACAGGAGTAAACTCAACAAGCTGCCCGTTTATCTCTAAAATGTCACCGTATCTTGGAGTTGCCATTTACTTTTCCCTCGACACGCCTTTGGTTTTTTCATAAGAGCGCATAGCACCAAGACCAAGCATACCCATCAGTACAGGCATCATAGTCTCTAGGTCAATGAGTGGTATAGTGACTTCAATAGCCAACAGAGCTAGTACAAAGTTGGTAAACGGTATAACCATAAAGTTACCCATCATACCCAAGACACAACACCAGCCTACTGCAGGTCTCCAACCAGAGACAAACAAGGACTTATGTGCCGCTTCTACTTTGTTAACCTCTAGCTGTGCCTTAGCAAGCTCCTGAGCGTGTCTCTGAGCCATTGTAGCAACTTCATGGGCCAGCCTAGCCTTCTGGTCCTTGTCCTGCACAAACTTGTCTAGAAGCCCTGTAACAGGCCCTATGAGCGACTCAATCATCTAGCAAACTCCAAAATAGCAATAGCCACAGTGACGATAACAGCAATAGACGCAAAGCCTCCTGTCATCATCTTCTCTAGTTTGTCAAAGCGTTGGTTGTGTGCGTCCAGTTGCATCTGGATCATTTGGTAACGAATGCTGCACTCACGCTCGTGTGACTCTAAACGCGATATAGCTTGCTCTAGGTCTGACATGACTATTCCTTATTATTTTGCTCAACAGTCATTTGAGCATCTAGTTTACCAATTTCTACTTCTAGTTTATTTAGCTGCCTGCGTAACTCGTGTATTTCTACGTTGCGTTCTTCCAGAGCCATGATCTTAGCGTTCTGTATAAGATCATCTGGTAACGCACCACGCATACCCAAAGGCCATTCACGAACAAACGCAG